AGTAGTATTGGGATTATTGGGCTTGCTCTTAATCTTCGTGCTTACGACTTTGTGAGTCAAGAGATTAGAGCAGCAGAAGATCCTGAGTTTGAGACCTTTTACACAAAAAATATTCTTCTGAATGAAGGACTGAGAGCATGGTTGGCACCAGTTGACCAACCTCATGAGTCGTTTGTATTCCCAGAGGAAGTATTACCCAGAGGAAATGCATTATGATTCAATCGTTAGGGTTCTTACTACTTCGATTATCAATAGGTATCATGCTTATCCATCATGGATATGAAAAACTTGATAGTATTGAGAACTTTGCTGACGCTTTTGTCCGTCCCCTCCATCTACCATTCCCAATCGTCCTATCTTACATCGCAGCATTCTCTGAGATCTTTGGAAGTTGGTTGGTTATCTTTGGACTCGGCACTCGCCTGGGTGCCTTGGCAATCTTGGGAACGGTTTCTTTTGGAATCTATCACGCCATTATGACATCAGGTCTAAATATCTACCTACTAGAACTCTTAGTTCTTTACTGGGGAGGTTGTGCCTGCATTGTTCTCAATGGTGGGGGTAATTTCTCAATAGATTATCTCATAAAACGACAGATAACTTTTAATAAGGGTTCTTCTTATTAAAACTTTAACCCTTAATCTTTAAAAGGATATGATTAAATCAATCTTCAGTATTATGTTTGCTGCTCTAATGTGGGTGCAAGTCCCACAGTGGAGTGACGATTGGTCTAAGTGTGCAGTGGATGTACCAGACACAGCATGCCATTGGTACATCACAGCACCCGATAGCACCATGGGTGAAGGATTTAGTTGGGCAAATGCTCCATGGTTCTCTGTTGAAGGTCTCCGAGACATTGGAGAACTTCATAACACAGTTCAATCTCTTCAAGGAGCATGATGAATAACTTTGAAGTCTTTCTTTATTTTGTATGCTTCTCCTTGATTGGTGGTGCTGCGTTTGCAATGATGTGGAGTAACATTCAATCTATTAACATAGAGATGAGCACTCCTCCTAAACCACGTCATCCAGAGGCACCTGCCCCTGGCGAAGAGGTAATGTATGTTGATATGACAAGAGAACGTTTGGAGGACCTTTACAAGGGAGAAAAATCTGATATATAATGGGCATAGCAATCGCCAATAAATGAAAATCTTCCTTGATACTGCTGACACCGATGTAATTGAAAAATATTTCTCCACGGGATTAGTTGATGGTGTCACAACTAATCCCACTCTTATTATGAAGAGTGGCAAAAACCCAGAAAATGTCTATCAAAAGATCAAAGACATTGGGGTAAAAGATATAAGTATGGAGGTCATGGGATCTGACCTTGAGATGTACGATGAAGGCATTCGTCTGTATGAAAAGTTTGGTGACGTATGCACAGTCAAAGTTCCCTGTACACGCGAGGGTCTAATCGTCTGTAAGCGACTCTCAGAGCAAGGTATTAAGGTCAACGTCACATTGATCTTCTGCGCTTCTCAAGCGGTCCTAGCAGCGAAGGCAGGGGCAACCTACGTCTCTCCTTTTGTAGGACGCTTGGACGACCAATCAGTGGCAGGTTTGGAGGTTGTCAGATCCATCTCCGAGTTGTATCATATTCACGGGGTCAGAACTCAGGTTCTTTCTGCTTCGATTCGTAGTGTGCAACGTGCTATCAGGTCATGGTATAATGGTGCTGATATCTGCACGATGCCACCAAAGGTATTCGACCAAATGTATGATCACATCCTTACTGATAAAGGTATGGAAATTTTTGATAATGATTGGAAGGAGGTTCAGAAGTGACGTTCACAGTCTATTCAAAAGATGGTTGCCCCTATTGCACCAAGGTAGAACAAGTTTTAAAACTTGCAGAACTAAAGCATGTCATATATAAACTTGATAGGGATTACACCCGTGAAGAATTTTATGGCAAGTTTGGAGTAGGATCTACCTTCCCCAAAGTTATAAGTGATGACAAAATTATTGGAGGGTGCACCGAAACTGTAAAATATTTGCGGGAGAACAAGTTGGTTTAATGTCATCACTTAACTTGTACGAAACATACACAGATGTAGAGAAGGCAATCGACCTTGCCTTTGATGGTCACTTTGTGTTAAAGTTCTATGACTATCTTAAAATTAAACAAGTAAAAAAAGTTGAGATCGAAGAGTTTATTGAGAGCTCCACTGCTAAAGAACTAAGTGATTTGGTAGTGGAGTTAAACGATTACCTTGAGGGTGGTAGTGATAATATGCACAAACAACTCCGAGAGGGGTATGGGCATATTCCAAAACCACAGGCAAGGAAGATAAAAAATTATCTTAATGAAATTTTAGAAGACGCCTTGAGGTACAACCATGATAGAAGGAGAGGCAGAAGAAAAAAAGAAACTAAATAATCACAATTCCCACATCAATCGTGGGGTTGAGTTGCTACTACGCAACAGGAGGAGGAAACCAGAACCGCCCAAAACTTTTCAGGTAAAGTTCGGTAAGATGGTATCTCTCTTCCGCAGAGAAATTGTTTTCCATCTTAACTTCTATCTGGATATAAGAAAGAAATAGTCTCTGGAGGACAAAAAAATGTTGGCAGTAACCCTCACTATTGGAACATTAGTTTCCGTTATGATGTTTTTTGTTGGAGGTATGGTAGGATGGCTTGCGAAAGAACATGTCTACAATACTCAACCGGTGTATACTCACCCAGAGATGTTTGACGAAAACGGTAATGTTTTGCCCGATGAAATTTTAGCAGTACGATTTGAAAACGATTATGACGACCACGAAGAAGACGACAACTAAAAGAAACTTTAGTGTGAAGGCAAATAAACTTCCTGCTAATCCATTTCAACATGAAATCCTTGAGTTAACAGACAAGCAAAGATCAAAAGCAAAGAGAGTTGAAATTCTCAAAGAGTATGGAAACGATGCACTGAAAGCACTTTTCATTTGGAATTTTGATGACAGCGTAATCTCTTTGCTCCCTGATGGTCATGTCCCTTATAAAGAGAATGAAGTTCCTGTTGGCACCGACCACACTAGTCTTCGTAGAGAATACAAACAACTCTTTCACTTTGTAAAAGGTGGTAATGACGGATTGAGTTCTCTCCGTAGAGAGACTATGTTCATTCAAATGCTGGAAGGATTGCATCCAATGGAGGCAGAACTTCTTTGTTTGGTCAAGGACAAGAACCTTGGATCTAAGTATAAGATTACAAAAGAAATGGTAGTAGAAGCATACCCGGACATCAATTGGGGAGGACGGTCTTGATGGCAAATCAATTAGGAGAAGCACCAGTGACTCATGAGTGGTCGGCAGAAGAGAAAGAATCTATGATTCAATCTTACAGTTGTAATCTCATTGCTGAGCGAGCCACTCCTGAGCAAATCAAAGATAAAACTCTACCCACTGACACTTTGCAGGTTCAGTATGAACTCGATGATAAGATTTATACTGACTTGTGTAGAGGCAAGAGGGTAGATGTTTTTAATCTTTACTATGATAAGTTTGGAAAGGGTGCACTAATTCTTATTGATTGGGCACATGGAACAGTTAATCCCAAGATATGGGGATACAAAGCACCAGATAAAAAGAAAAGAAAATGAAAGAAGAACATCTTAGAGATCAAATCAACGACTTGATTAGAGATGAAATCCAAGAGGTGATTAATGATTATGTTGATACTAGAGACTCAACAAAGAGTAGTGGTCTTGGATTCGTTGAAGAAAAAGATGAATTAAAAGTATCAATATCTAATCAAGAGATCAACAAAATCATAAAAGAATATAAGAAAATTAAAAAGAGTGATAGATCAAATCTCTCGCATATCAAAAAGTTAGGACTTGTCGATAAGCACGGAAGACCCCTATGAAAGATCTAGTAACCATCTATTCAAACGGCAATCAAGAATGTGATCGTGTTATATCGTTGATTGAAAGAATGGGAAAGAACTATCAAGTGTATCGATTGAATAATGACTTCAATCAAAGAGCATTTGAGCAGGAGTTCGGCAAGGGAACAGAATATCCTCAGATTGCCATTGGATATAGACACATCGGTAACTTGAAAGAGACCTTGCAACATTTGCAGGCAGAAGGAGAATTCTGTAAAACCTGATACGAAGACACTTGACTAAATAATGTATGAGGTCTATAATAAGACCTGACGTTCATCCCGCTTTAGGGTGGGACGCAAGTAAGTCGCGGAACGGAGCGTTCATCCCATGATAGATTTACTTCTATATGCTACACTTAGTTGTCAAGATGCTGAAGCAATTATGCTCAGGATCACTAAGAACCAAACCGTACCACCTTTGGTAAAGGTTGAGTTGGTTGAGACCGTAAGGGAAGCAACCGAACCTGAGTGTTACTGGGACGCACACGACTGAAGGAACGGGGATTAAAAACCCTAACTTCAGGAGACTGACAAATGAACACACTAAACATCATCAGAAAGCAGATCAACAAAGCATCTGCTTTGCATGACGCACGTATTAGTCACACCTCATATCGTGGTGTTGAGTATTCGACACGTTGTGTAGAATCAAAGGAAACCCATGGCACATTCTGCTATCGCGGTCGTACCTACGTGAAGTGATATGGAAGCACTACAAGTCGCCGGGATCATATCCCTAAGTTCTGTAGCATTCCTTTCACTAATATACGGAGAGATTAAAGTTCTTTCCAAATGATACACAGGGAGGTTAACTACCTCCCTTTTTTATTAACTATTACCAGACTTCATTAAGTTAGCATACGCTGACTAAATAATTACAGAATTAAAGGAAAAAGCCTATGCACTGATTCGTTTCTTCCTTATTATTTGTACTGTACGGAGAGTGATTTATGCACAATCTTATTTCTCGCAATCAACTAGCAGAATGGGATCTCTTTGAGAAAACATCCAACCCAAGAGAATCAGATCTGGTAAATGATTATTTTGACTGCTTGATTGAATGCGACGAAGACCAACAAACTTGCAAACGAGTATGTAAAAAACTTTTAGTTTAAAAAGGCGGGGGTTTCCACCCCCGTTTTTTTATGGTATAATGTAGGGCAAGCGATATCACCATATGGAAAAAGACAAACTTAAGTTGATCGTCCGAAACCTAGAGTTGCTTGTAGAGGCTTTGAAATCAGAAGTCTACTCCGATGTTAAAGCATATGAATACGAAAACATCGCATCACACCTAACAGATTACGACGAAGTTTATGACGAAGGAGACGATGACGGATACCCCGATTAAATTGATTAGCGTCAGTCCAGACGCAGAAAAGCACATGGCATATTGTGCTCGTGTAAGTAATCCAAACAACCAAGACAATGAAAAGTTTGCTGGTCTGCTGAAGTATTGTATCAAGCATCAACACTGGAGCATCTTTGAGCAAGCATATCTGACTTTGGAGATCAATACTTCTAGAGCAATCGCAGCTCAAATACTGAGGCATCGTTCGTTCACATATCAAGAGTTCTCGCAACGCTACGCTGACTCTAGTGCTCTGATGGAAGGTAAGATTCCTCTGCCAGATCTGAGGCGGCAGGACACTACTAATCGTCAGAAGTCTATTGATGATCTTGATCCTTTCGTTAGACAGAAGTATGAGATTTGGATGGAGCATCACTTCAAACAAACTCTAGATGTTTACCAGGACATGTTAGATAATGGCGTGGCAAAGGAATGTGCAAGAATGATTTTGCCACTCGCTTGTCCCACCAGAATCTACATGACGGGTTCAGTTCGTTCGTGGATTCACTATATTGATCTTCGCACTGGACACGGAACGCAGAAGGAACACATGGAAATTGCTGAGGGTTGTAAGAAAATCTTCATTGAACAATTCCCTATGGTTGCTGAAGCACTTGAATGGTAATAAATATTTACATCTAAAGGAGGTCTAACATTGCCAACATATCCTGTTATTAATAGAGAAACTGGAGAGAAAAAAGAACTCTCCATGACAATGAAAGCATATGATGAATGGAGGAAAGAGAATCTTAGTTGGGACAAAGACTGGCAGGCAGGTGTCGCTGGTGTAGGAGAAGTGGGAGAAATGCACTTGAAGGGTGAAGCCAACTCAAGTGGATGGAACGAAATCCTAGACAGAGCATCCAGACAACCTGGTGCAAACGTTCGTAAAAATCGCGATTACAGTTTCTAAATGCCTAGAAGAAAAAAGAACTCTGATCAACCCATTGGAGTTGGTCTAACTGTTAAACAAATGAAGAGAAAGAAACCCATCAACTCAGACTTGATTCGGGAAATTGATCCACTAACTGAGAATCAAAAACTTCTCTTTGAAGCATATGAAAACGATAAGAATGTCGTTGCATATGGTGCAGCAGGAACGGGTAAAACCTTTATCACTCTATGGAATGCACTGCAAGACGTGCTTGATGAGAATACGCCTTATGAAAAAATTTATATCGTAAGGTCTCTTGTTGCCACCAGAGAAATTGGTTTCCTTCCTGGAGACCATGAGGATAAGTCAGCACTTTTCCAAATTCCATATAAGAATATGGTTAAGTATATGTTTACGCTCCCCACAGACGTAGACTTTGAAATGCTGTATGGTAACCTAAAGACTCAAGGAACTATTAGTTTCTGGTCTACCTCATTCATTCGTGGTACGACCCTTGATAAATCCATTATCATTGTTGATGAATTTCAAAACTTGAATTTCCATGAACTTGATAGTATAATTACGAGGGTAGGTGAAGACACCAAAATTATGTTCTGTGGTGATGCTACTCAAACTGACTTGACCAAGCAGAATGAGAGAAATGGCATCATGGATTTTATGAGAATACTACGAGTCATGCCATCAGTCGAAATGATTGAGTTTGGCGTTGATGATATTGTACGTTCAGGTCTTTGTAAAGAATATCTACTTGCTAAACTTGATTTGAATTTATGAATTTTACTCATTGTAATTATCTTGGTGACCTTGAACTCAATAAGAAAGAAAAGAATGGCATCCGTCTCTACAATCTTCCGAATGGAGAGTGGGTGCCTTCTATCACATCTGTAACTTCTTTCTATAACAGACAAATCTTTGTCAAGTGGAGAGCACGGGTTGGTATTGAAGAAGCAAATCGCATTACAAAGAAAGCAACCACACGAGGAACAGACTTCCACGAAGCGGTTGAACTTTATATGCTGAATAAAGAAATTAACTGGAATGAGTTTAGACCTCTAACCAAGTTCATGCTTCATCATGCCACACCATACCTAGACCGCATAAATAACATACACGCTATAGAAAGAACTCTGTTCTCAGAGTATCTTGGTTTAGCAGGTAGGGTTGACTGCATCGCTGAATATGAAGGAGAACTTGCAGTCATCGATTTTAAGACTTCAGAAAAAATAAAACCCGAAGAGTGGTTGGAAAACTATTTCGTCCAAGAAATGTTTTATGCCACTGCTTACTACGAACTGACCGGCATTCCCGTCAAAAAACTAATCACCATCATGGTTACTCCTGGTGGTGAAGTTAAAGTATTTGACAAAAGAAATAAAGGAGACTATATTAAATTGCTAGTAAGGTATATTAAAGAATTTGTACATCACAATACTGGGTCAAAAGATGGAGAATGAACTAGAAAAGGCATTTGAGAGCAAGTTCTTTTGCCCATCTCGTTTCGCGCAAGAGATTGAAACACTTGTGCAAAAGCATAAAGGTATGAGCTACATCGATGCCATCGTGCATTTCTGTGAACTTAATTCCATTGATTTAAACTCTGTTCCTAAATTGATTTCAAAACCATTGAAGGAAAAGATCAAATATGAAGCAATGGAACTGAACTTTTTGAAGAAGACCTCTCGCGCAAAATTGGTCTTTTAATTTCAAAAGGGGGCGAAAAAATTTCCGCCAAAAAATTGACCCTATTACTTTTTTATGATGCCATTTGATGCCTACAGATGTTACTTGTCAATGAAGAACCACTTCACCAAGGACAAGTATGATTACCACAAGTATCGTGGCAAGAGTCGTGCGACTGTTCAATCTTTCTATAAAAGAAAAGATAGATTCTGGTTTGAGAAGTTGGCAAGAAACAAATCAGACCAAGAGGTGGTTGAATTTTTTGTATCTAACTTTATCAACTGTACTGATCCAGGGAAACTTTGGATTGGTGAAATGATTAAGGATGGTGAGGGTAGATACACAGAGTGGAAGAAAAGAAATCAATCACTATCATATGTCTTCAAGGAAGAAACTGAATTTATTTTCAGTGATAGTAACTTTGATTCTATGTTTGCCATGGATGGCACACGACATCCGCAAATTCTAAAAGAATATCTTAGAAAAAATATATCAGTTGAAACTCTAGTCATCCTGGATAAGATTCTAGGATTTAGAGAAAACTTTGATTCCCATCTCAAAGACCCAGTGTGGGAAACCGTCAGCATGAGAATGAAAAAATATTCTCCTTTTCTAAATATTGATGTACAACGTTATAAAAAAATTCTTAAGCAGGTAGTCCTATGAGTTTCTTTGACTCTGAAATTGTTAGGTCAGAGATGACTAAAATTAGTGAACTCCAAGATGAGGTCTATGGAAAGTTTATGCACTTTCCATACATGAGTGATGATGACAAATTAGAGCAAGTTTCTAATTTGGAAAAACTCATAGAAAAACAGAAAATTCTTTACGCTCGATTGTCTTTATCTGATGACCCAGATGCAATTGAAATGAGAGAAAGAATCACTGACTCTGCACAAATGATGGGTCTTCCCAAAGATGTTGATATGAATACTGTATTCAATAATATGTCAGAGATGCTCAACGTTATGAGAAAACAACTTGACAGTGATACCTGAGTATAGTATGATAGCGTCGTACACACAAGCCAAATCCAACTAATCCGATTAATCCTATGTCTTTCGCAAATCTTAAAAAGCAATCTGGTCTTGGTTCTCTCACCTCTAAACTGGTGAAAGAAGTTGAGAAGATGAATAATACTGGTGGCGGTGGTGATGACCGTCTGTGGAAACCAGAAGTAGATAAAACTGGTAATGGTTTTGCAGTCATCCGTTTCCTCCCTGCCCCTGAAGGAGAAGACCTTCCTTGGGCAAAGATGTACACCCATGCTTTCCAAAGCACTGGTGGATGGTACATCGAAAACTCCCTGACTACTATTGGTCAGAAGGACCCTGTTTCAGAGCACAACAGTCAACTTTGGAACTCTGGTGTCGAATCTGACAAAGAGATTGCACGTAAGCAAAAGCGTAAACTGTCCTACTATGCCAACATCTATGTTGTGCAGGACAAATCAAATCCTCAGAACGAAGGTAAAGTCTTCCTCTATAAGTTTGGTAAGAAGATCTTTGATAAGATCATGGAAGCAATGCAACCTGAGTTTGAGGACGAGACTCCTATCAACCCCTTTGACTTCTGGGAAGGTGCTAACTTCAAACTGAAGATCGTTCGTAAGGATGGTTACTGGAACTACGACAAGTCTGAGTTTGATCGTGTATCACCTCTGCTTGACGATGATGATGCACTGGAAGCACTGTGGAAGAAGCAGTATTCTCTTGCTGCTTTGACTGCACCTGACCAGTTTAAAACCTATGAGCAACTGCAGAATCGTCTGCAACTTGTCCTGGGTCAGAAGTCTATTCGTCCTACACTTGATGAGGAAGTGCGAGAAGAGGACAATGATCGTGGATCATTCAAACCCAACTTCCCTCTCCAGCAAGAGACACCCAAACCTGCTCCTGTTGTATCTAAGGATGAGGACGAGGATGATGCACTGTCTTACTTCCAGCGTCTTGCTGATGAATGAGACACTGGTCTTATGAGAGAGCGTGTCTTACGCTCCTTGTAGTCGCTACTTATTATGCTCTAATATTTAAATAATATTATTGATACAGTC